TATGATAGGAACGACTGAAAGTGATCCCATAGCATCTGCTATAGCGGACGAAGTTGAAGACCACGTCCCCTTAGCAACTTCGGTGCTCTCGTCATCTTGATGTGCTTTCTGCTTGGCAGAAAGCTTCTTACTTTTGGAAGCAACTTTTCGAACTCCGCCAGATCCAGAGGATTCAGCATTTGGCATGCGGATATCCACATCTTCTAACGACACCCATATGGAAATATGAACGGGGGCCGCAGCTGCATTAACAGCTTTTAGCAAAGTGGACGTACCGTAAAGGCGACCCATTGCAGTAGCGGAAGTGGCCACATAGGGAAGAGTGAGATAGTCCAAGGGATAGAAAAAAGGGCATAATTTTTCAATGACCGTATTCTGTGATGGATTGAGCAAACAGAAGCCTGGTAAGTTGGATATACGGGCCATGCTTGCATCGGGAACCAGTGGGTTAGCTAGGATTGTATAATCGTTGACAGTCAAGCGATTATCAGGATCAGGGGGGACGGACGGTCCAGCTAAAGGGTAATAACCTAAAGCTAGTCGACCGAGGTGAAACTAGCTACCGTTAATTTGAATACGGTATCTCAGTTTAAAATTAATTAAACTATAATTAGCCATCTTTTGGACGACTAGTGGGTCAGCTAGATATAAAGCGGTAGGGTCGATATTAATAGACTTCCGAGTGCCTACAGCCCAACTGGACTCATACACTCTAATCGGTCTACTCAAAAACTCATCCAAGCTATAAGCTACTGTTTTTGGTGGTTGACCAAGGGGAGTGATCTCGTCGACCAATTCTTCCTTATCAACCAGTGCTTCGTCAGCATAATGTATAACTCTCTAAACTTCAGAGGTTAAAAGTGCGGCATCTTCACCGCCAGGTGTTCCGTTTGATGTCGGATCTTCATTTTTAGAACTCATTGTGTGTTCGGTTTGGACCTTATAGTCGGTCGGACTTTTAAGTATAAAGGATGGGTGGCTGGACCCACTTTCAGACTTTGGCTATAAGAGGACTCCAGCCAATGGATCCTCTATGTCTGTCCCTTGGAGGAGAACCCCATTTTTCTTAATAGAAATCGGGTGAGCCATTTTTCTCTTCTCCTCGTCTGGTAGACGTACATATGTGAGAATAGATTTCCTAGAAGTCTTAATACGCAAGTGAATACGTTTAAAGATCTCGATCCATTCTCTTATATGAATATGGAACGTCTCCTCGGTGTGCTGCGCGAGTTCCATTACAGCACTCCGGATAACGGCTACATAGTAGCCGGTACGCCCTATAGGCGTATTTGGATCCCACCACTCAAAAGCTTTGATCATAGATTCAAACTCTAGTGGGGCACGCACTTCGTCACCTTCTACTACGAACGAACGTTTAAGGAAAGTAATTTCTGTGTCAAAAGGGGGAGCTAACTCTGGGTCGGTTTTATCAGCGGGCGTATACATGACTCCTATTGCCTTAAGTCCCTAGTAGCACTAATTAAAACAAAAAGTCGTGGCCAACACCGATATGACATTATCGTCCCCATACGTTATAAGGACTATGGATACATTAAAGTCTCCATGCCCATTTATATAGAACGATATACGTATATATAACGAGTTGACAATGCAATTAATATGTGTTGTGAGTACGTCGCCTGATGGATTAGTTCCAAAAGTAACAAACAAGTCGTTGAAAAGAGAGTACACGGGAAAAATTGCGTCAAACGCGAGAGCCCACGCCATGATGATGATCTCAGGAGACGCTCCGCCCTTCATCATGAGACATATCAAAACGAAATAAGCTGACATCAAAACTTGCGCAGACTATCTCTTATCAAATTTCTTGTAATCTCCTGCAAAAGATCTCTTATCGGGTAACCGGAGCCTATGATAGAGCCTATCCCAGTCATACCCATAGGAATTCATACCAACCGCCCATTCGTTGGCTTCTTCTTGGCGAGACATATAAGAAATGACTGGCATGTAAATCATCCTCTTGATTATATTGATTATCAACATCGCCACGGCGAATAGCCGCGACTTGCAGTCAAGAACTTTTTGAAGCTTCTAGGTTTCAATCTTGAGAACTATCTTGTAGATAGCCCGAGGACAAACTCCTGCTTTGAGCAGAATTATAACTTTAGAAAGGATGGCCCACACAGATGGGTCGAGAACCCATTTTTCATCAACCAGTTTGCAGTAGCTTCTCTTAGAACCAGGAAGATTATAACCAGCAGAGGTTTTAAACTTCATTCGATTAAAATATGGGTCACCTTCGCGACCATTCAAACCTTCTTCTACAGTTCCCATAACATACTCATATTCTTCCTGAAAACGGCTGATATATGACATTCGGGCGCAAATGAGCAGGTTGATGTCAACCTCATAGCGCTCTTCTATCATAGGGGCAAGACTCTAATGATAGGGGTTCAAATCCCATCTTTCAGGGGGATGCCACACTGCAGCAGGTGCAAACTTGTACTGAGGATAAGCGTCTTCAAAATCATAACTTACGCTAGTGCGCTCGATAGGATTTTTAAGAGTCATCTTCTTACCAGGGATAGTACCGAGAACCAGACAGTGCTCGGTGTCTGTATGAGCTAACTTGCTCCTGGGATGGAGAGGTCCTAAAGTTGGAGGGTCAACTAGCCAAACTCCTTCGGCCTTGCAATCTATTCCTCGAATAGGTTTATAAGGCACACATACCCCGTCTTTACCGCTAATACCAGCGACGTGAGT